TCCTTCTTTTCAGTTTTACCCGGGCGACTGGATGAAAGACCCCGCTTTAAGATCAGTTTCGGCAGCCGCGAGAGGGCTTTGGATTGACCTTCTCTGTCTCCTATTTGAGTCCAAATCGCGACACAAAATGGATTTCAACTCGAGACTTGAAGAGTCAACCTTGATCTCCCGAATGACGGGTGTTTCTCAAAAGCAAGTTTCAAAATATCTAAAAGAACTCGAAGAAGCGAATGTGTTCTCAAGAGATTCAAATGGAATGATTTACAGCAGAAGATTAGAGCGGGACGAGAAACTTCGAGAGATAAGAAGAAAGGCAGGAAGTCTCGGCGGAAACCCGATTTTGGTTAAGCAAAAGCTTAAGCATGTTGATAACCAAGTGTTCAACCAAACGCCAACCCCTTCATCTTCTACTTCATCTTCATATTCAAATATAGATAAAGCAACCACAGACATACTGACCTTTTGGAACAGCTCAGGTCTTCTTGCTTCTAAAGACATAAACGCAGTTTTGAAAGCTCTTAAAGGGGGCAGGACGCCGGAGGAAATCGTGGACGCAATAAGTAATTATAAAAAAATCTTGGGAAGTGATGATTTTCTTCTAGAAACCCGTTGGACTCTCGGCGTCTTTTTAACAAAGCATATTGAAAAGTTTCTATCTGGGCAATCTGCGGAAAAATTTTATAGGCGCAGAAATGGAACAAACGAAAAAGCCTATGACGTAAGTCCTGGTGAAGCGTATGAATCATTCGAAAGAAAAGAACATGCGATATCTCAATGACAGAGAATTAAATCAACTCTGGCGAAGCGCAATAGAATCGGAATTGAAATCTCTTATTGAAGAAATGGTTTTTTTTGAGGACTTTCAGTCTAGGCAATGGAGTGAATTCGATGTATGTGACGGAGCAGATCAGATTATAAATATGATCAAAAAAAGAAAAAAATTCTTAGAAGAAAGCTTAGAAGCCGGAGATTACATCAATGCGTGAACTCCAATATCAAAACCTCTTTCAGATTTACCTTGGATTAAGAGCGGACATTGCAAAGAGAACCGAAAGACCAGAGCTGCCTTTTGGTTTAACGGAGCTGGATGCTCGAACTCATGGCTTAAGAAGAGGCAGAGTGCACGTGATCGCAGCTCGTCCTAGTGAAGGCAAGACAAGTCTGGGTTTGCAAATCGGCTGGAATCTCGCGTGCTCTGAGGGAAAGACCGTTGCTTATGTTTCCTTGGAAGATGATCGCAAGCAGCTCGTAGAAAGAATTTTGTGCAATGCTCAGCGCATAGACAACACGCAGCTAGTAAGAGGTCTATGGACCGAAGAGACTGATCGGAAAGCTAAAGCCATGGAAGCGGCATTTCAGAAGATCCGTTTTTTAGTCTTGGATGGTTTTGGATATAACTGGAATGAGTTTCAACAAGTCATTGAGAAAACCCAGCCGAAGCCGGATGTTCTTTTTCTCGACTATGTAAACATGATCGAAATGCAAAAGGGAATGAATAAGCGGGAAACGATTGCGGAATTTATCCGAGCAAGTAAGGCATGGGCACTTAAAGAAAATATAGCGATTGTTATCTTAGCGCAAATTAACCGTGCTGGAGCAGAGGACAAAAGACCGCGTCTCCATCATCTGAAAGATTGCGGAACTTTGGAAGAAGTTGCAGATGTGTGTTTGTTGAATTACTACCCAATCAGATACGGCGAGAAAGATAAGAACGGCCAGCCTTATGGACCTGAATATCTCGAAATAGAAATTGCGAAGATTAAGAATTACGGAAGACCAGGTATTGTGCCAGTGAAGTTTTTGGGGAGGTATTACCGCTTCGAGGATTTACAAGAGGTGGAATTAAAAGACTCAACAGGAGAGGGTCATTATGAACGAGCCTACCGTTAAAAAAACACGGAAAAACGGAAAATTTGTTAACTACGCCGGACCTGGAAGGCCGAAAGGTTCACGCAATCGCTATACAGGTTTCATTAGTGATCTTTTCGAAGTTTGGGAAGAAGTCGACGGTCGCTCTAAACTTAAAGAGTTTATCCAAAAGGATAGAAACTTCGGTAAATATCTCGAGGTCATGAGCAAGCTAATGCCTAAGGAAATAAAACTCAGCGGGGATTTCGAAACAGAATTAACGATTAATAAAGACTACACAGGAATGAACTATGAGCAACTCGCAAGAGAGTTTGATCAAAAGATTAGAGCTACTCGATCTTTGCTTGGCGAATCCAGACCTAGCAGCAATTGAGTATGAACGCTGCCGAGTTAATCCTTGGCATTGGCTAACGCATTGGGTTCAAACGCATGATGCGCATGACACTATTACGCCAGCGAAGTTCTTTCCAGAAAAAGATTATCTGCGAATCATTACCGAGACTTGGATGAAAGAGCCGCTAGTCTTAATTCCTAAGTCTAGGCAAATGATGATTACCTGGCTAATCATTGCACTTTATTTGTGGGATGTTCAATTCCATGAAGGCCGACATGTGTTCGTGCAATCGAAGAAAGAAGAAGATGCTAACTCACTAATCGAGAGAGCGAAGTTCATATACGATCACGAACCCGCATTTTTAAAGCGCCACGAAATGAATTCTGTTTATTGCGTATTGGAATTCCCAGCGATTAATTCCCGAATGAAGGGCATTCCTGAAGGACCGGATCAGATCCGCATGTATACAGCCTCGGGAATCTTTATGGATGAAATGGCATTTCAAGATTCTGCAGAGAAAGCGTTTCAAGCTGCGAAACCAACAATCGACGGCGGCGGCAGATTCACCGGCGTCTCTTCAGCTAATCCATCGTTCTTTCAAACATTGGTTGAAGACTTATGAACTTTAACAAAGACGCCTTAATTAAAGTTCATGTTCAGTCTCTAAAGCGGAGCACAGTTTGTACTTTAACGATGAATCACAGGAAAATTAAAGTTCATGCATAGAGGCTTAGAGATTTACAAAACAAAGTCCGGTTTTTGTGTCACTCGCTTGCATTACACGGCAGATCCAGAAAAAGATCCCGCAACAAATGACGGTGCTATGTGGCTCACGTTAGCTACTCGAGGTATTCCCGGAGGAATGAAATCAGCGGCATGGCGCAGAGAAATGGAAATAGATTTCTCAGCGGGTGGTGGAGAAACGGTATTTCCAGAACTGTCCATTATCGAAGATGAAATTTACATACATCCTTATTCGATTCCTGCTCATTGGGATCGGTACGCAAGCTTCGATTACGGACATACGAATCCAAGCTCAATTCATTTCTACGCGGTTAATGAACTCGGATGGAAGTATGTTTACTTCGAGTTTTATTCGTCGGGCATGCATTACAAAGAACTAGCGAATGTATTTAAAACGCACCCGGACTTTAAGAAAGTAAAAGAAATTTGCGCAGATCCTTCTCTGTGGAAAAAGGACCAGCATTCAGGACCATCATCGTTATTCGGGGTACGTTCTCTCGCAGATCTTTTCACGGAAGAAGGGGTTTTCTTATCGCCTCACTGCGAGAACAGCGACATTAAAGGCATTGAGAGAGCCCGCGAACATTGGCGCAGACCAGAGGGCGCGAAGGCTCTTTATATCTTTAAGTCCTGTCCAAAGCTTTGGTGGGAACTAAAGAATCTTAAGTACCAAGAAAACAAACGTCCTTCACAGCAGTCGAATCCGGAAAAGATCGTAGATCGAAACAATCATGCTTGGGACGATTTGAAATATTTCCTTTTACGTTTACCAGAACCGAGTGAAGCGAAGGCTAAAGAACCATTACCGCCGGGCTGTTTTACGATGGATATGCTCGAAGCAATGGAAGAACAGCAGCATCCGGTAAACGATTATGAATAGCACAAACAATTGTGCAGTTGCTTGTAAGTCACTAAGGCCAATAGATGCATAAAACGTATTCATCGCAAGAAAAGAAAACTAACTCAGAGGACGTTCTGCTATTTCAGGACCTTCTCTTTAACCTTGCGATGGAGATCTTAGAAAATGAATCCAAAGATAACAGCTCTATATTGCCGAGTAAGTACTGATATTCAGCGAGAACGTGAAAGCGTTTCGCATCAGAGGAAGCGTCTAAGCGAATACTGTCTAAAAGAGGAATTCGAACGCACTCAAGAATTTATCGATGATGGCTTTTCGGGTGGAGACTTAGACCGGCCGCAAATGAATAGACTCTTAACCGAGATAAAAAACAATAGAGTCGCTTGTCTTATCGTTACAAGCATGGATCGATTAACGCGCAGCACAAAAGATCAGGAGAACGTTTTAGAACTTCTCGAATTGTATAACGTTCGCTTAGTCGCACTGGATCAAAACGTTGATACATTTAAAAGTCAGGACGATTACTTTGCAGATATCAGTTTAAACACCGCGAGTTTTACAGCTCAGAACGAAAGAACGTTAACGCGCTCGCGAGTTAAAAGGGCAATGTTTCAAAGAGCTCGAGACGGAAAATGGAATGGAGGTGTTATTCCTTTCGGATACACCTCATTTTGTTTAGAGATAAAACGTTTCATCGATAAGGGCTACGATGAAGATCATGCGCGAATTGAAGCGCGGAAGATCTGCGCTGAGGAAAAGAAGCTTTATGTTTATCCATCCGAAGCCAAAGCAGTGAAGCAAATCTTCAAAGACTTCATCGAAACAAACAGCCTGAGAATAGTTCGAGATAGATTGCATGAAAAAGGAATCATGACTCGTAATGGAGATTATTGGGCGCGAAATAGTATTAGCCGGATTCTCAAATCACCTGTTTACATCGGAAAGCTTTGGTACGGCAAACGGAAAACATCGAAACGTGGCAAAGGGCTTTTGATTGTTCCGAAAGAGCAATGGGTTTTGACGGAAGGAAAACATGAACCAATTATTTCTTTGGAATTATTCGATAAGGTTCAACTGCTCTTGGCACAGAAGAAAGTTAACCGCCTGAGATTCGATACGACTTATTTATTAGCTGGCATTTTGAAATGCGGTAAATGCGAAGGAAACATGCAAGGTAAATCTACTTTGAAAAAGAACGGTCGCATTCACGCGTATTACCGTTGTTACACCAAAGACCAAAAAGGGAATTGTGATTGTCGACCCGTTCAGAAAGAACTTATTGAAAAAACAGTGAGTGATACGATCCTTTCTCTTTATCAAGGT